ATATAATCATTACCTGTATCATTAACCCAACCAGAAGTACCTACTGAAAAAACACTTGAAGTTGGTGCGGTATCATTCCAAAAAGTTGACTGATCTGATGTTGCGTCATTAGTATTTAATGCTAAAAAATCTGTTTCTGGTGCTGATGTATTTTTATGATGATAAACACCCCAACCTTGAGTGCCATCTCTATTTTTTGAAATTATTAAGTGTGGAACTGCTGAAAGTGAATGTGATATTGTATGTGCAGATGATGTTCCTGTATGTCCAACTATATCAAACCCAGCAGTAGCAGATTCTTTCCAACCCCAAGCAACCATACTATCGTGATTAACTATTGCTTCATTATCAACTTGAAATCCATTACTATCAAAACTATCTAAATTTGTTGCTTCTGTTCCTTCTGCACCACTAGAATTTGGAATTAATCTTAATGATGCACCTCTTACAGAATCCCAAAGTGCATGACTTTGAGCATTATCTCTGCTTTTAAACCATAATAAATCAGGTTGCATATTTGCATGAGTTTCATCCCAAGTAATAGCATGATCGTTAGAAGAATTACCTTCATAGGTTTTAACTCTAAACCACAAACTAGCATCATTTAAGTTACTATCTATATAAGCCATTATCCATACTCCGCTAAGTTTTTAGTACACAACGAATAATATCCACTAGGTACTGCGTATTCAAAGTTTCCATAGCCATTTCCATCTGCATTGCCTGATGAGATTGAATCTTTTGGACTACCAAAATTCATACTTAATGCTTCTCCACTTCCAAATGCTCTCCAACCAATATAAACATCTTCAGTTACAGTTATGTTATAAGTATCTTCAAGACTTCCATTTTTATAATATTTTATAGTTTTTGTTCCACTATCTAAATCTAAAGCAACTCCCATAATATCAGATGTTCCATAAGCTGGTCCATCAGTTGCAACCGCAGAATTATTATTATAAAAATAACCATTTTTTTGTAATGAATATCCATCAGCTAATCCACCAATATAATTAGGTGTAACAGTTGTATGATATGTTGGAAAAATTCCAACTTCCATATATGCAGATGCTTCTTGAGCATTAGCCTGAAATTCAAAATACCATTTCCCAGCACTTACCGCTATTGTAGATGCAATAATTTGATTTCCTTCTGAAGCTAAAGCACCTTTTAAATTTCCCTCTGTAAAAGTAACATTATCTGATCTTGCAAAAAGAGGATTCATAGTTGCAAAATTATTAGTGCAAGTATCCGTAGCTTGATCTGTTGCGGCTAGATTAGATTCAGTAAGATCAGTTCCACCATTTGCGTCATTACCAAGATTAGCACTATCTTCAAAATCTAAATAAAAAGAATTTCCAGACATTGTTAATCCTGATACATCTTTTGGTTTCCAAATTGTCGGACTATCTTCATCAAATTCACCGAATGAAGTTGGTGTTAATTGTTGTCCATCTATAAAAACTACTTCAGCTAAATAACCATTATAAAAATTTCCATAAGAACCACCACCACCCAGCTTTGCACCAACTACAAATTCTTCTCCACTAATACAATATCTTAATGTAGTATTCACTGATGGTTGAGTTTCTGTTGCAAAATCGGTAACTTGCGTTCCATTTATATAAATTTTTACACGATTACTTGCTGATGCTTGTGTAGTGTCCATTGCTAAAACTAAGTGCATCCATGCACTTGGGTCTCGGTATCTAGCAGTAGTTTTAAATCTATAACTATATGAGCCACTATCTTCTTGAACTATGTGTAATTCTCCTTCAGCACTATCATCAAATCCAATAGAGCATCTGTCATTACCATCTTGAGCAGTTCCAAGAAAATGTTGTTCTACTCCTATTGAGCCTCTTTTTATCCAACAACTTATTGTGGCTTTATTGGCATGAGTTGGAGTTCCTAAAGTTTTAACCATTTTTGGACTATCACCAGAATTAAACCTACATGAGTTGGCTACATTAAATCCTGTTGCTAATCCTGAATTTACATTTCCTGATGGAATTGTGGGTAATGGCATTTTAAATCTCCAATGTTGGAAACTCGCCTAATGGTCTTTCATATACAGGATTTTCTTCTGTGCCTGTATTAACATAAGCATATAGAGTTGCTAAAGCATCTACATCACTTGCATTGTCAATAGCAGTTTCCATTTCGTTTGATCTTGTTCTTACATTTTCTCTAAAAGTTGATACTGCACTTGGTACTGAATAATCTTTTACATCAGTTGCTTTTAATACATACCAATCTGTCGGTGTTAATAAACCACTAGCTTGACTTTTTATAATTTGTTTTTTTTGAGATTTTAAACCTTTTGTAACAACTTGGTTTCCATCTGCATCAAGCATAGGAGAGCCATCTTCATTTGTTTCGTTTCTATCTTCTAATAGTTTTGGTGTTGCAGTTCCATAACTTGCAGTAACTTGTCCATCTGCATAGTCAAAAGATTGATTTGTATTATTGTAATATTCTTCTTCTTTTTTATTTGAATTATCAAAAACTACTTCATAAATTCCAATGGCTTCTCTTTCTTCGTTTGTCCATCTAAAAGAAAATATGTTTCTTGAATAACGAGTATCTCCAATAACTAAACCTTTTGGATTATTTATTATTTTTGTAATTGCGTTATCTTCTACTAATGCCCACATATTTTAACTTTCACTTAAATTTAATGTTCTACCAACCTCTTGCCATACTGCACCGTTGTAACGGAAAACAAAAAGGTCGCACTTCGCGTCTGTATCAGTAGTAGTTGGTTCTGTACTAGCGGCAAATTCAAAAACAGTATTCCAAGCGATTGTATGGCTTCCATTATAATTAATTTCTAAACAAATAAATGAACCTTCAACTGGATTACTTGGTGCGGCAAAAGTTGTGTTTTCTGTTGTTTGGTGATAAGCATTTGATTTAGCCTGAGCGTCCCATGCAACTGAATTTGATGTTGAAGTAATTGCTTGTTGTGGAACATAAGCTAAATCATTAAATTTAATTGCTCCAGTTCCATTTGTTGTTAAATCTATTGCTCCATTTGCTCCATCAGTTATTGTAATATTTCCAGAATTTGTTCCTTTATTTGTATCTAAAACTAAATCGTATGTTCCGCTTGTTGTTAAATAAGCAGACGCACCAGCAGAACCTATAACTGTTTTTCCTGAACCTTTTGGTTTTATATGAAGATCAACATTTGTTTCTCCACTTGCTCCTAAAATCGGGCCATTACCAGTTGCTCCATTTGTAATTTCTAATTCATTAACTGCTGATGCAGTTGTTTGAAATATAATTTGCTCGTTATTATTTTCATCAGAAATAAAATGTGCATCGTCTATTATAATATTATGAGAGTTAGTATCTAAATTTCCTCCAAGTTGAGGAGTTGAATCATTTGCTAATTCAGTAGTAACAACTGAATCTGTCCAATCAACAGTATTAGCTGTTGAGTTAATTGTTCCTAAAGAAATATGTCCAGCACCATCATATAATTTTAATACCCAACCAGTAGCACCAGCACTTGTATCAATCCAAATAGTTCCTTGTGCAATACTTCCAGGTGCAGAACTGCCTATATGTGATGTGTTAATTGCTCCTAAAATATCGTTTAGTTCGCTACGAAACGCACTAAATCCTATATTTGCTAAAGATACATCTGAAACTTGACTCATAAATTTTTCCTATTTGTTAAATCTTTACAATATTTAATTATACCTTTCAAGTTTAGCATTAACTCTTTAAACCATATCCTTTGGCTACATAATCAAAAGTTCTATTTTGTGCGGCCGCAGAACTATTATAAAAAGTAATAGTAAATCCAGTTTTTGTTTTGCTAGTAATAGCATAATAATCTCCTGTGGCCATATTTTGTGCGGCAATTCCAATAGCTGGACTTGCATAAAAAGCATTGTCATAAGTTATTGCTTTAGCACCTGCTCCACTAGCAACATCTTCTTCACTTTCTAATCTTTTTTCTAAAGCTAATACAACTTGCATTTTAGATACTTCAGGTCGTGCTTTATTATCATCACTTGTTAATTTTAGTCTAAATTTAAAATATCTTCCTTTAACTGTAGATTGTTGAGATATATCTTGGTAAGTAGAAATTGCACCTAAAGAACTTTCACTAGAACCTACTTGTAAAAAAGCATTACACTTTGTTCCAGAGTTTCCATCAAAAGGGCCTGCGGCATCGTCAAAAACAGAAGCACCTCTACCACTATCAAATAAATCATATAAATCATTTGCAATCATATCAATAGTTGCTTGAAAAGTTGTGTCATAAACTGCGTCTAAAGAAATTTCAGTTGAACCAATATAAAATCCTGATGATTCTATATTTGCTAAATAATAAGTAGGATTAGAAGTTGCATCAGTTCCACCTAAATCAAATAAACCGCTTGGCGAATCAAAATTTCCAACAGTTGAATCAAATAAAGTTATAGTATCTAAAGTTGCTATTTTAACATCTGATGAATCCATAGCTTTAACACAATCTCCATCAAAAGTTCCATTCCATCTTTGCCCTGTTACTGCACTAGCAGTTTCTTCATTGTAAGTTGCTACTGTTTTAAAATGTTCTAATCCTGAAATATTAGAATAAATTATTTTTTCATTATCTGATTCGTTTCCTAATTTATCTACTGCTTTAATTAAAAAAGCACCAGTACGAGCATTAATAGTAACATTATTAGATTTTCTTCTAACAACTTGTGTTAAATTAGTTGAAGCCGCCCAACTAGCATTACTTGTTACATCTTGATAACGAATTGAATAATAAGATACATCTAAATCTGCAACTGGCTCCCAAGATAATTGCATTTGATTTGAACCACCCATTGAAATAGAAAAATCATTTACATCTGCTGGTGTATCAGTTGCACCAACTATTGTTCTTGTAGCTGTTGTATAACCTGAAGAAACTCCCATAGAATTAATTGCTTTACATCGAACTGAGTATTCTATTCCATCTACTACATTTAATTGATGATAATTTAAAACTGAAGCCAATCCTTTAGCAATAACTTTATAATCACTTTCAGAAGTTTTTTTAGTTTCAATTTGATAATACTGAACAAACTTATCGGTACTTGCACCAACTAATATATTTAATCTTGTTAAAACAACTCCATCTGAATATTCAACTAATTCATCTGTTAATGTTACACTTGCTGGAGCAGTAACAGAAAAAGGATTAGGTAAAGTAGTATCTGGTATTGTTGCCGCTTGTGTCTTTGTTGCCCAAGTGTAGAAAGCCGATTGGTATTCGGTAAGTTGTAATTCAACAGTTAAATCAGAATTAACTTGCATACCTTGTACTCTAAATGTTTTTGCAGAAAAAGCTGGAGTTGCGTGAGTTACATTTACTAATTCTCCTACCATTAAATCTAATCCTGTTGCATCACATCTTAAACCTACATTCATATTATTTCGGCTTCTTCTACAAATTACTTCCGCTAGTTCTTCAGCTTGATAAATATTCGTAATAGTAGGAAAATCAAACCTTCCTTCCTGCAAAAAACCACCATCGGCAGTTTTCATTGTTGCGTGTTGATCTGCACTTGTTAAACCGCTATCATCTACAGGTGGCCATTGTATTTCGTCTGCTTGATAATTTTTATCAGGATTAACAAAAGTGACGATAACCCTGTTAAATCTACTATTTCTTGATAAACTTGAAACTTTAACTCCACCTATAATATTATCTTCTGTTAATGAAATACTAGCACTTCCAGTTGATTCAGCTAAAACTTTATATTCTCCATTTGCATAATTTAGATAACCTCTAAATCCTGATACCATTTGTTTTAAATTATCAATACATTTTTTTTTAGTATCAAGCACATGATTCATATCTAATAAATCAATAGCACTTGCAGAACCATAAGGAGTTACATCTGTATCGCAAACATCTGCGGCAGTTTGCCAATCAGCATAATCTCCATCAAAATAACTATTAGCAATTCCTAATCCAAATCTTGTATTTCTCATATAGTCTAAAGTACAAAGAACAGGATTATTAGACCATGCCCAAGTTGAAGCTGTATCTTCTCTATGTGAGCCAGAGCCACCTGTTTTTGTCCCATCTAAATTTGGATTATAAACTTTTCTTCCTTTAATAACTG